AGGAGTTGAATCTGAACAAGGTATACTGGTTTGATAGTCTGATCAACTTTGTCCTTGTAAGGGCACTTAATCTCCAAAAGCCTACCAGATTCAGTGATACCATCAGGGCTACCTGCGAGCCATGTATAGACTGGGTGTGTAGCAAGACCAATTTCATGAACAACCTCACCAGTTCTCTTTACGTACTCGTCACGAGCCTCATCTTCATATTTGCACCCGTACCTGGTGGCATCAGATGACGTATCTGGCTTCTTTGCACACTGTACAAGTTTACCATCAACCATAAAGTAACCACACTTCTCCCTGACAAACTGGTCACGAGTCTTGAATGGTTTGTTCATTCCAAGTGCAGATCCTGCATCACTTGCAGTAATCACAGATTCTCTCATAGTGTACCACCTCTCTGACCTCTGTGGCGCATACTCCTTCTCGAGCAACTTGACAACAGAAGGGTGCACCATTGAGTTACACTCAAGCAGAGTCCTTAATAGGGCAGCTAAAAAAGCACCTCGCTGCATTTTGTTCTGCATCCTTCTTTGTCTTTCCAAATCCAGATGCAAGAACAACCCCATCCACCTCCACCGATACACAGAATACACCAGTCTTCATCATTTCAAATGTATATACTGGGAGTGACTTTTTGTTCGCCTGGCACCACCTCATGAGCTGGTCCTTGTAATTATCATCATCGAGAGGTATATTCTCTATATCAAGGGTTCGCAAGACAAACTCCTTGGCATAGACCATACCCAAATCAAGGTACACTGCACCAACAAGGGCTTCGTAAACATCCTCCAATATTTTCGGGTTGGAATTCCAATTATTACGAAGACCCTTTTCATCCATATCTATATAAGACCCAAGTCCAAGTCTGTCAGAAATGCACGCAAGAGTTTTACCCCGTACTATGATGGTTCTCGCCTTTGTGAGAAACCCCTCTTGCTTTTGTTCGTATGTATCAAATAGATACTTGGTTACTATGAAACTGAGAACAGAATCTCCCATAAATTCTAGAGTTTCATAGGAATCAAGAACGGTTTTTGCCGACTTGTGCGTAAAGGCCCGTGTATACAAGTCTACATTCTTGACACGGAACCCAACAAGTTTTTCCAAATCACTGCGGGTAATACCCATATATTACTTTGACACTTTTTTTGTTTAAGCCTTCACCTTTGGGCGGGCAGCGGCCTTCTTCTCTGCTGCGGGTGTCGGAGCAGGGGCCACTGGATCCGCCTTGATGAAATGGGGGCTCAGATACTTGTTCAGCTTCAGGCTCGTCAGACCTGCGAGATCAGCAGTTGGAACCTTGAGCAGATTCTGCAGAGCCTCGTCAGGGATAATCTGTGCACCATTCTTGAGGTTGCTCGTCTTGACATACTCGTTGACGCGCTTGGATACATCTGCGCGACTGATCTTCTCGTCTGGGCCCAGCTTCAGGAATGCACGAAGCTCTGGAGTCACATCCAGAGGGCGCTTGAAGGTGGAGTTCTCAGAGCGCAGACGAGCCTTCTCACCATCGGGATCGTCAAGATGCTGCTTAATCTTGCGAATGTCGCGGTGGACAGACTTCAGCGCAGACAGCAGGGTCTCGAGGGTAACAGTGTTCTCAGCGGCCATTCCTACGTTGAAAGGGCTTCTTTTCTTTAAGCATGCTTATGACGGCAATAACTACAACTATGACGAGTATCACGACAAGCGCTATAACCCCTGGTGGCATGGCTGTACCAAACAGCTGGACACGTATTTCTCCGAGCCTTTCAGTCCACGATTTCCCTGTTTTTTCCCTGAGTCTTTCCTTGACCAGATTCCCTCGTGAGGATGCACAGTCCTCTGAACAGCACCCTTTGTCGCATGTATATACATATGGTCCATCGGTGTACCCGCACACTGATCCTTCATCGGAAGGTCTTCCTGGGACAGACAGGCATTGACATGTCCTGGTTGGGCAGCTCATTATCTATTGCTTGTGAATATTAAAACTAAACTGACGAATGCTACAAGACCAACTGCTGCTGGAATGATAAGCGCATTATTGTCTGTGACGACTCTCATTCGAGGCTGCTTCAACCCAGACGTGCAAGAGGAGCCTGTTCTGTCACACGAATCGAGAGGGCATGGGTACACATATCCGTCTATTATTTTACCACACATACGAGGACCTTGGTACTGCTGAATGCATTGGCAAGCCATTGCGTACTTATATATCCCAAAGATATATTTACATGTATCAGGATGACAACGACCCCTCAAAAGATTGCCGATGGTGTATACTTTCTGAGACTCGGCTCACAGAGAGTTCAACTGAATTGTGTTGATACAGAGGATATGTGGAGGACTGTGTGCAACATCAAGGAGAGGGATCAGGCAAAGATTGCAGAGGTTGATTCTTCTATTATTAGTCAGGCCAAGGAGCATTGTACCGATTGGTTTGGAAAGCAGCTGAGTGATGAATTTCTTGAAAATGTATATGATAGTTCCCTGAATGACTCTGGAAATCTACCAGTCAACCTTGCGAGAGCCTCAGACGGAAAGATATTGACTCGATTTTTTGACGAGTCCAAGACTCTTTGCGAAGGGGAACTCTCAGGACCGTATGATGTTATAGTCGAGCTCCACGGTATTCAGTTTATTCGCAAGGGGTACTCGCCAGTGTGGCGTATCTTGCAGGTACGTGAGAGACCCAAGCCAAAGCCAGAGGTTCCTGATCAGTATATGTTCCAGGACGATGAAGAGTAAAAAAATGTAACATCCTAATAAATGGCAGGTAACCAGTCTTTAATGAAGGCTCTACTCCTGATTGGTGTTCTGGCGGCTCTCGTATTTTTTCTTTCTCAGAAAAGTACATATACCCCTGTCGTAACCATGCAGCAGGCGGCTCCTCTCCTCCAGCAGCAGCAGCAGGCAATGGCCGAGCCCGTTGTACAGCAGGCCATGATGGACGAGACACAGGTCCAACAGGGGTCTGCTCAGATGCTCGGCGGTGTTGGTAGCGGTCTACTGCCAAAGGAGCCGGTGAATCAGGAGGACTTTGGTTCATTCTCCGCAGAGTCAATCCTGTCTGGTCAGAACTTCCTTGATCCTCGCGCACAGATTGGCTACCCAGAGACGGTCGGTGGGACTCTTCGGAACGCCAACCTGCAGCTCAGATCAGAGCCAGTAAATCCACGTGACCCAGTATCCATCTTCAACCTGTCCACTATAGTCCCCGATACCATGAGACCAGCATTCGAGATTGGTTCGGTCTAAACATTACCTGATCTATACACACTAGAAAATGTCCACTGGAGAAGAAGGAGACTTTAAGCGAAGCATGCACGAATGGGTCGCAATCAAAAAACAACTAAAAGAGGTTCGCAAGGATGTTGGTGTACTCAACAAACGCGAAAAGGAACTCAAGACGTTTATTGAACAGTACATGAAATCACATGATATCGATACGTGCAATGCACAGGGATCACGGGTGACGTATACACAACGCAAAGTCAAGGGTTCATTTACAAAGGCTATTGTGAAGCAGGGTCTGACTCAGTTTTTCAATGGGAACGAAGATCAGGCTGACCGTGTTATGGAGATTATCGAGTCATGTATTCAGGTGGGGCATAAAGATTCGATAAGTATTCGTATCAAGGAGGATGGTCTGGAGTGAGTACCGCGAGGAGGCGGTTGGCGAGCCTCTTATTGATGGGGAGTCTGATGTAGAAGACGATGAACCAATGGACCCTCTTGATCCCGAGGATTGGCAAGATTGGCACAGTCAGGATTTACTGAATATGTGGTTTTCTTTGCAACAGTATCTCGAGACTTATGGTTTGCGGAATGAATTTCTTCAGCTGGCCTCGTTTAATGACTTTTGTGGTTTTGTGTACGACTTTTCATTAAAATCTCGGTAAATATAAAATGCCTATGCCGGATCCTCTCTCCCCCATGGTAATTGCACCAGCAGTGCTTTTCTTCCTGCTGAGTCCAGGTGTACTTCTTCAGCTCCCAACCACATTCAAGCTGATGTCCAAGATGACTGACAGACGCAGCGTACTTGTGCATTCCCTGGTTCTCATGCTTGTTCTGTTCCTGGTCTACAAGTTCCTTCTAAAGACGACTGTCACTCAGGCTGCTCTGATTGTGCCAGCTATCCTCTTTATTCTTCTGAGCCCAGGTGTTCTCCTGTCCATCCCACCGGGTTCAGGTGGTCTGTTCATGAGCGGCCAGACCAGCATCCCATCTGTGGCGGTGCACACTCTGGTATTCGCGCTTCTGTACGCGTTTATTCGTGGCCAATTTCCCACGTTTTATTAGTAAATGGTTCGAGTAGTTGTCGGGCCTGGAGCGATGGGGTTCTTTGCAGAGTTGGGAGCAATGCACGCCTCACTCAAGCTCGATGACATTGAAGAGATTTCTGGTTCTTCAGCTGGTGCACTTGCTGCCATGTGCATCCTACTGGATATACCATTTGACAAGTGTATGACTGTAGATACGACCAGTGTTTTCAAACCAAGTATACGAAGTTTTGTTTCAAACTACGGTTTTGTTCCCAGAGGCAGAATATACAAAACATTCAGAGACTTTTTTGGCAGAGACTGGACATTTAAAGAGCTCTACGAGCAGACAAACAAAGTTTTCCATATAGCCGTCGCATCCCTGCCACGAAGAACAACATACCTCTCAGTCTTGAATTCACCAGATGAATCCGTCTTGCAGACCATCACAACCAGTATAAGCATCCCATTCATGTTTGCCCCATTAAAGAAGGGTGAACAACTCTTCTTTGATGGGTCAGTATACGAAGCAAGCCCAGGTGGACCATTTATAGGGTATCCTCCAGATACAGTGATACAGTATCTGGTCACCCCTATTGAATCAGAGACACACCGAATGCCCAAGAGTATATTGAAATTTTTATTGGTCCTCATGAAAAGTCTTATAAGTCTGCGATCAGAATACCCCTACAAGTCCAAGCACGTCTATGTGTCCTCCGAAGACATATACAATTTTACCATGACGGATGATCTGAAGCTCAAGCTGTACTCATATGGGTACAACACATGTAACTCTTAGGGACCGTTTCACCAAACCACTCCAGAATGTCTTTGGACATTTTACAATCATAGTCCGCCTGGTGAGCAAGGTCTGCAGTCCTCTCATTCGGGAACAGTGCGCGATGAATCTCCTTCAGGAAATAACGACCATACCCTGGTCCATCTGGGATGAGCTCACGAATTCGAGGATTGCAGGTGTTTAGTGTCCAGGCAAAAATATCAAACAGGTTCATATGTGAAATCTCTGGAAACACCGTCTTCCAGAACCATTCCTCATAGAACCAAGGATGATTCTCAGTAATCTCGAGTGAGTACCCGAGCTTCTTATTCTTGTACCGGGAGACAACTAGATCGCGACCTGTAACCTTCGCAAGAGTCTTCAGATCGTTTGGTAAGTTGTACGCATACAGAGTCGAACCCGCACTGTGACGCTTGAGATACATCAGGCACTCCTTGGCGTCACAGGTGGACCCATCAGGTGAGCTCAACACTCGAGCAACCTTCTTCTTTGTTCCTTCATCACAAAACTCAGCCACCTTGAAATACTCGTTAAGAACATACTGCTTTGGCATTTCATTGTTCCTCTGAAAGCACACAATTGCAGGGAACCAGTTGCCATTGCTCAGATGTCCACACTCAATGTCAAACTGGATGCTGCTCATTTTGCCCTGTACTGATTACTCTTCAAATGTTTAGGCGTTCTCGCTTTGTTTTGAACTCCTCCTGCTCCCGCTTATTTGTAAGTGGTGTACCATCTCGGAGAGCCTTAATCTCAGGGCCAGAAAGAGTGATGGAATCAAGACGGTAGTCCTGAAAAGCCTCGCAAGCCATTGGCACAATTGGTCGGATGAGTTCAAACACCTTCTCTGCAAGTACTCGAATCTCACTCTGTGCGTGATGATCCATTCGCTTTTGCAGGAAGCCAAACAGGTTGTGCAGATCCATCTTCCAGTAAAACTCTGTATATGTACCCTGTGGCAGATGGATCCTCGCCTGCTCACGAGCAGCACCCTCCTGCAAGAGTCGGTTGTAGAAACTAAATGCATCGCACCCAACGCTGATTGCATCCAGAGACAGGTGATCAGACAGTGACATAGTCTGATCGGCTCCCTGACGATTGTTTACAGACTGTGCAGAATATGGCGACGGAACGTAAAAGTCATCCTGTACGACAGAGTATCTCGCAGAGAGTTCATTCACGCTCGCAGTCCTGTGACGCATCCACTGACGAGCAACAAATATGGGGCACCTCACATGAAACTTGAATACAACCATCTCAAATGGGGTTGTGTGCCAATTGCGCAACAGGTACCGAATCAACGCCCTATCATCGCTCACCGACTTGGTTCCGTGACCGTACGAAACTCGCGCAGCCTGCACAATGGCTGCATCAGTCCCCATATGGTCGACAAGGCGTACGAATGACATTTTGTTCTTTCAAGTCTTCAAATCTTAAACTCTGCGAGTAACTCTTCGATATTTGAATAATATCTCTTCAGATCCTTTTGGAATCGAGCAGTCCCTGATTTGCCAGTCTTGTATAACCAGGCTAAATTTGCCCTCGAGTACTTTGTAGCCGTCTGATTTTCGGTTGGTGCACGTGCAGTCTTGGTCTTGGTCGAGGCCTTGGAGACCTTCTCTGTCTGCGGTAAGAATGACAGCGCCTGCATCACGCAGTCTGCGAGATCATCCTTCTTTTTGTGTTTGTCGAAATACTGAATCAGGTGTTTGTTGGCGCCCTCCAGAAACAGGCGGCATCGATCAACTGCCGCCTTTTTACGTTTTGCATATTGCTTCTTGCCAGGTCCCACCACATCAGGTATCTTGTGCTTTGCATCCCATATACGAACCTCTTTCGAGTGACACAAAAAGTATGTGTGCAAGAAGTGCTCAACCGACTTGATTCGTTTGTTCCTGTCTGGTTGCTTCTCTATGAGTACCAGTGAAGCCTGTGTTAACCATTCCTTCGCATCAAGGTGTTTTTTCAGTGATTCGAAGAGACCCGTTTCAGATTCTGGAGGTACACCGTCGCATACCCATTCGACGATTGTTTTGGTCTCGGTTTCCATAAGCACCATAGCCAGGTTTCTAATCCCGACATCTATACTAAGGAGCATCATCTATTTTTAACATGTTGTCTGACTTTAAATGGAGCTGAAGGAACCAAGAACAGGTCCTCGCTCATTCAGGATATTTGATAGTTGATGTTCTTGGTACCATGGCTTCTTGTCAGATTTACTGGTATGGATTTCGTCCCAGCCCTGATCATAATGTTCATTGCAGGATCTGCACTGCACGCACTGGTCGGTGTTCGAACCAAGTTTACAGAAATAATCTCAATTAATATAAATGAGTCTTAATTCGACACTGGGAAAGGTGTATACAAATTCCAATGGTACTATGAATTTAACGGTCAGTCAGGCGGGTTCTCCTAACATTTTGAGAATGCGCATATCATCAAATATCTTTTATTCAGAATTTACGTTCAATGCACAAGCACAGACACCTAATATGACTATTACGTCACCGATATTAGTAACAACTCCCATCATATTCAATCAAACGAATAATACGTTTTCACTCGGTGGGCAGCAGTTCAGCCCACAGGAGCCTATAAAACCAGAACAGAGACCACGCCCACAGGAGCCTATAAAACCAGAACAGAGACCACCATTCCTACGCCCACAGGAGCCTATAAAACCAGAACAGAGACCACCATTCCTACGCCCACAGGAGCCTATAAAACC